CACGACTTTCCGGAGTTAATTCCGATTCTAAAGCGGATAGAAGAGTACAACGTAATAAACTTGAAACAGAGGTGAAGCTCGAGGTAGAGAAATTAGCGAACCGAATCAACCGTGAGGCTGATAAGGCGACTGGTTCTGCTCCAAAAGCCTAGAGACATCTTAAAGGAGTCAAATATGGAATCGTTAGAACAAATTGAGGCTAGTGTCGAAGCTACAGCGCATGGAGATGAAAGTTCATTGGTGGATGATGTCATTGCAGAGCAATCTGGAGAACAGGTTGAAAATGTCCCCGAAGAAGCTCCGGCTTTAGTAGATGAGGCAGAGGTTCGTAAGTTTCAGTCAATGTATGACCGCTCACAAGCGGAATTGCAGGACTTGAAAAAGTATGAACCTTTGGTAAATCTTCTGGAGTCGAGACCTGATTTGGTACAGACATTGCAAGACGGCATTGCAAGTCCGCAGGGTGCACAGGAATCAGCTCCCGGTATAAGCAAAGACGAGTTCAACCCTTGGGATGCATTTACAGAAGATGGTTCTGCTTCCAGTCAATATGTTAAAAATCAAATAGCAAGCATGGCGAATGAAGTAGTATCCAAGAAAATGGCTCAACAGCAGGCTCAGATGCAGACAGAAATGCATTTGAACAATACAGTGGGTGAGCTCAGGAATACCTATAAAATGTCGGATGACGAGATTAAAGGTTTTCTGGAGTTTACAACACAGCCTAAAGAAGCCGTTGGAATGGGTAATCTTGTTAAATTGTATCGAGATGTCAGTGGGGTTGGTCAAACAAATACTGATACCGTAAGTGCGGTTAGAGCCGCACAAGAAGCACCTCGAAGTGCAGGTGTCTTGCAGGGACAGCCCGTATCAAATAAATCGGAAAACGATAAAGTATGGGAATCCATTGCAGGTGCTACCCGCTCTACGAGGTTGCCTTAATTAATTAACAAATAAGTATGGAGGTTTACTATGGCAGTAAATCAAGGACAGTTAAAAGTAACAGACGTTGCTCAAACTGCATCTAATTCTCATGCTTCAACTCATGGAACTACGCCTGACAATCGTAGATTATACAATTTTGGTGAACGGGTAGCAGACCTTGCTCCTGAAGAATCCCCATTTTTCGTATATCTATCGAAAGTTAGTAAAGTTCCTACAGACGACCCTGTTTTTCGATTCTTAGAAGACAGAAGTAAAACCGATTGGACTGATAGAACTTTTCTACTGGCGGCGGCTGTCAATGGCAGTTCCGCTGTGTCGGCAGGAAG